CATATCTGAATCAGAATATACATCTACCTCATGCCTTCCACCTTTTATAAATTTAGTTTTTTTATTTGTTATTAAATCTACTACACATGCAACTTCATTACTGTTATTTTCATCTCTCGCAACTTTAAGTAAGTCCTTATGTACCTCTTTTATAAATTTATTATTATCAGAAGTAAAGCCCTTAGGATTAATTTCATTTACTTTATCTATTGCCTGCTCCGTTATTATAACCTTTTTGCCTCTATTTTTCTGTTTTAATACTTCATTTTCCCACTGTTCCTTTCTAGCCGCATACATCTTACAGTTGTCCTTATCTAATGAGTACTTAGCCAACCTGTCAAACTGTTCAACCATTCTGCCAGCATATTGCTGTTTCTGGTCCTGTCTGTAATCTTCTTTGACCTTTTCCAGTTCTTTCTTGGTAAACTTGCTATCCGGCTCTTCGTCAAGCTCTGGGAAGTATGTTGTATGTATATCTTTACAGTTTGGATGATAAAGCCCTGCTGCCATAGCAGATGACATAAGCGGATAAGGACCATCAGATGCCTTACCTCCACTCCATACATCATCTATAAGCACCTTCCCAACAAATGGAAGGCACTTAGGACAGGCATTAGCACGCTTATTCATAATAACAGTGCTAATTCCACCCTCTCCGGTTAGATATGCACGCTTATTAGCTGTCTGAATAGCCATCTTAGCATAATCTTTTACTGTGTGCCTGCTGCCATTCGCATATTCAATACAATTAATACCAGCTTTAAGAAAATCCTTTGTAGCCATATCAACTGCCTTCTCATATGTTCCTGCACCCGTATTCGCATACACCTGAGCATTGAATATTATCTGCCGGTATTTATCCTCAGACATTCTAAGCATTGCTTTTTCTGCCCTGTTAAAATCTGATTTCGTGGCTTTAATCAAGGCATTAAGTTTTCTAGTGTTTAGTCTAAAAAAAACTCCCTCAGTTCGCCTTCTGACAAACTTTGGGGGCTTATATCCTCTCTTTATTGCTCTTAATATTTTCTGTTCCTGTCGTGTTCCGCCTTCCTGTCTGGCTGCATATATCATTGCATCTATAGAATCATTAATATCACTGAACTCTGACGAAAACGTTTTCTTGTTCTGTGCTTTATATTTCTCAAGAGACTTAAGCTGTTCTACCTGCCACTGTGACCAGTTAAACCCCATATCTGTCTCTTCTGCTCTGTGGCTCGCAAGATTGCGCATCATAGAAGCAATCAGCTCATCTTCTATGGCTCTAAAGGCTTTCTCTATGTCATATTCTGTATTAAGTGCCATAAGCTACCTCACTTGTTATCAAAAACTGTAAAATCGTTTCAAACCCCTTAAAATCGTTTCAAAAATCATAAAATCGTTATCAAAAACCATAAAATCGTTATCATAGCCATCAAACTGTAAAGCCATCTGCCTGCATATTAAGGGCTGGCTCTCCCATATCGGATATTCCCTGTTCGGCCTTAAGCCTTGCAACCTCTTCCTGTTTCCATTCATCATCTTTAGTGTCACCATACAGCTCATCAACGGATGCTTCAACACTCATGATACCGCCCTGCTTGGCTTTGCTTACTGTCTCAACCTGACTTTCAAAGCTAGGGTTCGCATATTCACCAAATGTTACATCAACATCAATCTCCTGTGTTGTTGCATTATTAAGTGTATCTATCGCCTGCAATGTCATTTTTACAAGCTTCGGAAGAACCTTTTGGAGCTGATTTACAATATTATTCCTACTGTACAGCGTTGCTTTTTCCTTCTCCCTCTGTGCTTCCGCATTATCAAGCTTCTTTACATCTATTCCTAATGTAGAAGGGCTCATGATTCCCTGCAAGCAAAGATCAAGTGCCGTGATATATGTAGCAAGATACCCTTCATGTGGTATTTCACTCTGTTCTCTTTCAATCTTATAATTTGCACCTTCTGCCATAGGAGACGAATACTGTATATAAGCGTTGTCAAATGAATTTGGCAGCATAACAG